AGGTGGGAAGAACCTACACCTAGAACATATAGAAGACGAAATACTTAATTTCGGTGTGCCTGGTGGGCGTGCGGCGATTAACTTTATGCGTTCTTTACGAGATATGCTTGCTGGTGAGGCACGTTCATCCGTAAACATGACTGTTAAGTGGGACGGTGCGCCTGCAATCTTTGCTGGTATTGACCCTGCTGATGGTAAGTTCTTTGTTGCAAAGAAGTCAGTATTCAACGCAACTCCAAAGTTGTACAAGACCGCAAAAGAGATTGATGATGATGGATTATCTGGTGCATTAAATACGAAGTTCAAAGTTGCATTAGAAGAGTTTTCTAAGTTAGGTATTAAAGGTGTTCTTCAAGGAGACTTGATGTTTACATCAGAAGATAAGTCTTCAGAGAAAATTGATGGAAAGTCATTCATCACATTTCAACCTAATACAATTGTATATGCAGTAGACCCTACATCAGATATTGGTAAACAAATCAATACTGCAAAAATTGGTATTGTATGGCACACAACATATACTGGTGATGCATTACAAGATATGAAAGCATCATTTGGTGCAAACATCAAAGGGTTATCTAAACCTTCATCTGTATGGATGGATGATGCAACATATAAAGATGTATCTGGTAAAGCGACAATGACTTCTAATGAAACTGCAAAGGTTACTAAGTCACTATCATCTGCTGGTTCTACATTCCAAAAAATTAATGCACCTATGTTAGCAAAGTTCTTAAAACTACAAGATAGTATGACAGGAGCTCTTGCTGGTGCGTCACTAAAGACTTATAATAATAGTAAGGTTCGTGAAGGACAAAAAATTACTAATCCAAAGGCACATGCTAAGGGATATGAAAAGTGGGTAGAAATGTCAATTCAGAAACAGATTGACAAAGTAAAAAGTGATAAGGGTAAAGAGAAATATACTAATCTCCAAACAGAGTATGTTCGTGAAATGAAGAAACATACGAAAAATTTAGAAAGTGTTATTGCGTTCCAAGGCCATTTAGTAGATGCTAAGATGGGGATTGTAAGTAAACTAAATAGTGTTAAGGGATTAACTGATACCTTTATTAAGACTGCTAATGGATTTAAAGTGGTTAATCCAGAAGGTTATGTTGCAATCGACAGAGTATCCGGCGATGCAGTTAAACTCGTAGATAGAATGGAATTTAGTTTTAATAACTTTACTGCAATAAAGGCATGGGATAAATGAAGAAGTTTTCAGAAATAAGAGAAGCTAGAGGTGACACTGCTGTGTTCACTTTTGGTAGATTCAATCCACCAACAACTGGACATGAAAAATTGATGGATGCAGTTGCTGGACAGGCTAAAAAGAATGTCGGCGCTCCATATTATGTGTTTGCATCTCACTCTGAAAATCCTAAGAAAGACCCTCTTCCGTATGTAAAGAAAGTTGCATACATGAAGAAGATGTTCCCAAAACATGCCAGAAAAATTGTTGTAGATAAAGCAAGAAACGTATTTGAGATTGCAGTCTCGCTACACAACAAAGGCCATAAATCAGTAATAATGGTTGTTGGTTCTGACAGAGTACAAGAGTTTGATACGTTGTTGAACAAATACAATGGTGTTGAATCAGGACATGGTTACTATGGTTTTGATAACATTGAAGTTGTATCTGCTGGTGAAAGAGACCCAGATGCAGAAGGTGTTACTGGAATGTCTGCATCTAAGATGAGAGCTGCGGCATCATCTGATGATTTTGATTCGTTTAAGAATGGACTTCCTAAAAACTTTAAACAGGGAATGTCTCTATTCAAAGATGTTCGTAAGTATATGGGTATTCGTGAATCTTTTATCACACATCAAGTAGAACAGACTGAAGAAGATGTTATTCGTGATATGTATATCGAAGGTACACTATATGCTATCGGTGATATCGTAGAAGATAATTACACTGGTGTTTCTGGTAAAGTTATTCGTAGAGGAACTAACTATCTTGTGTTTGCAGAACAAGATGGTACTACACACAAGAAGTGGTTGTACGAAGTAAAACAAGATAAAGATATTAAAGATAGAAAAGGTACTGAACCAGCCAAGTATTATGCAAAAGATGCTGATGGTGATGCAATGTCAAAGTCCACTAAACAGAAACGTGCGGCACACTTTGCAAAGAAGAAAGATGGGCCTGCGCCAGGAGATGGTAATGCAGATACTAAACCATCTAAGTACACAAAGAAATTTAAAGATATGTTTGGTGAGGAAGACCCATGTTGGGATACTCACAGACAACAGGGAATGAAAAAGAAGAATGGCAAAATGGTGCCAAACTGTGTTCCTAAAGAAGAAGTTCAGTTAGACGAAAAGATTAAAGGGCTTGTTGACAAATCAGATAAGTCTGGTATATCATATGGTATTCTAAAGAAAGTATACGATAGAGGTATGGCTGCATGGAAAACAGGACATAGGCCAGGAACTACTCCACAACAGTGGGCATTCGCAAGAGTGAACTCATTCCTTACTGGTGGTAAGACAAGAACAACTGCTGATGCAGACTTGTGGAAACAGGCTAAAGGGCAAAAAGAAGAAAAAGAAGATGCTCGTGAAGTTGGCACAAATGCCAGAAGGGAATTGTTTCAAGACATGACGCCAGGCCAAGAGAAGAAACCGTTTTCGTTTAAGGAACATACAAAGTGTGGAACACCAGATTGTTGTAACGAATGCGAAACATCAAGTTTAATCGAATCAAATCAATATCGTGTTGGTTCAGAAAAGTACTATGATTTCTTTACAGAGAAAAGAGATGCATATAAAGTAGGAGTTTACAGTCCAGTAGGTTTTGATAAGGAACTGATGGAAGGTGATATCGGTAAATACGATATGTATCAGGGAGAACATGTTCCACTAGATTGTCCTATGATGTTTGAAGAAAAAGATGTAGAACTAAATAAACCAAAGGTCGGTGGGCCTAAAAAATACTATGTGTATGTTAAAGACCCAAAGACAGGTAATGTTAAAAAGGTTACATTCGGTGATACGAGTGGACTAAAGGTTAAGTTGTCAGATAAGGATGCAAGAAAAAGTTTTGCTGCTCGTCACAACTGTGATCAACAAAAAGATAGAACCAAGGCAGGATACTGGAGTTGTAATCTTCCACGTTATGCAAAACAACTTGGTTTAAGTGGCGGCGGTAATTTCTTTTGGTAAATCCATATTCTGATATTCAAGAAGAGGGACATTTCCTCAGAGAGTTTAAGGATGATGTACAAGAGGAAGAATTGATATGGCATCGTGACAAACATACAAGAGATGTAATGGTTCTCGAAGGAAGTGGTTGGAAATTACAACTAGATAATATGCTTCCAGTAGAATTGAAAAGAGAAAAAATATATACGATACCCATGATGGAGTATCATAGATTAATAAAAGGTACAGGGAAACTTGTCGTAAAAATTTGGGAAAAAATAAATGACTAGATACGCTAAAACAATGACGGAGGCTCTGGCAGAGGTTCAGTATAATTCTTCTAAACTTCAAGAGGCAACGATTGATATGTTAGATCACGACAAGACTGACCCAGACTTTCAAAAGTTAATTAAAAAGTTTAAACTGAAGGCAAAAGACTTAAAGGGTGATGATGGAACATCTGTTACTGGTAGTGTAAAAGATATCGAAAAGATGTTGAATACAATGTACGGTAAAGATTGGAAAGACATGTATCAACAGAAGGGTCAAAAGTTTGTTGAGTTAGAACAAGTCGAAAGAGAATCTGTTCAAGAGGGATACTCTACAAAAGAAATTAAAATGGCAATTGGTATTGCATCAGATAAAAGATATGCTGGTGGAAATATGTCAGGTGCTGTCGCTGCTATTGAAAAAATCAAAAAAGGTTTGTCTGATCATAAACAAGTCGCTGCTGTTCTGAAGAGACAGAATGAAGATGTTCAAATTGATGAGATGACTGCTGCAGAAAAGAAACTCATTGATCTGATGTATGATAAAAAAGGTAACTTGACACCACTTGGTAAAAAAGTTATGGATCATGGTAAAGGTAAAAAGGAAGGTGTTGAACCAGTTCAATGGCCATCACAACCATTACCAGAAGAAATGGATCCAACTGATCACGTTAAGAAAAAAGATGACAAGTTCTGTGTATACAATGCAGATGGTAGTATTGCAAAAGAGTTTGACAATAAAGAAGATGCAGACAAGTATGCAATCGACAACCATGACAAGTTGATGGCGACAAAGAAAGAAGGTGAACTTGATGAGAAGTATGACTTGTATCATAAAGATTTTAGTGGTGCAATGAAACACGCATATGATTACGCAAAAAAGAAATTAGGAATTACTGTAGACCCAAAAGAGATTGACAGTAAAGTTGCAACTGGCCCAAAGAAACCTTCTGAGGGTAAAACAAACAAATACAGATTAAAAGGTAAAGGTGGAAACCTACAAATCCAAGTTTACAACAAAGGTGGTTCAAAACCATTTGAGTTGAATATGTATAAAGAAGAGGTTGAACTTGATGAAAACAAAAAGGCAGACCTTGCAAAGAAACTTGCAAAGGCATCACAGTCATCTAAAAAAGGTAAATCAAAAGTAACTTTGAAGAAAGCTCCTTGGGACAAGAAAGAGGAAGCAGACAAACCAAAGATTGACAATAGACCAGATTCTGCCAAAGATGTAGACGCTGCAAGAGATGATAAGAAGAAAACTCGTATCGCTCAACTACAATTACAGATTGCGAAAGCAACTGAAACAATTAACAAAATAAACTCACAGGAGAAATAAATGTCCAAGTATCTTAAAACTAAAGAGGGTAGTATTGAGAGTGCTGTGTTAGAGGCAATGTCTCCTGCTCAGCAAGCTGCAATTGCAATCTCTAAAAAAGAAAAAGAAAAAGAGAAGAGTGAAAATAACTATATTCACGCTGCAAAAATGGCAAAAGAAAAAGGTGAAAAAACCTTTACTATCGGCGGTAAACAATATGACGTTGAGGAAACACTAAAGACTGAGAAGTTAGTCGGTGGACAAAAGAAACTCGACAAAGATAAAGATGGTGACATTGATGGTAAAGACTTTGCTGCAATGAGAAAAGCAAAGAAGAAAGAGTCAGTTGAAGAGTCAGTAAGACCTACTCTTGCTCAACTTGCCGCAAAACATATTTCTGATATGTGGGCTGAAGCTGCAAAAAAGGTTGAGGGTGCAGAAGATGATACCCCAGCATATTTGAGTGGTAAAGGTAAAAAAGAATCTAAAGATGGTGAAACCACAATGACAGGTAAACCTATGAATAAGATTGAAACAAAAGTAAAAGATAAAGAAGACTAATATGCGTCATCTTGTCGAACTTACTAATGTTAATGAAGAAGAATTGCCAAGTATCTATTGTGATATGGATATGGTGATTGTTGATTTACTAGGGGGGTATAAACAACTCTCTGGTAAACAGTTTGACAAGGTAGAAAAGGAAACACGTTGGGAAGAAATTCGTGCAAAGAAGGATTTCTGGCATACGTTACCTTGGATGCCTGGCGCACAAAGAATGTGGAAATTAATAAATAAATATAATGCAAATATTTTATCTGCATATTCGTCTAACGATTCAAACAGTAGGCCTGGCAAAAAGGCATGGTTGTCTAAAAACGCAAAACCTACTGGTAAGATTCATTTAGTTAAACGTGCAGATAAAGTAAATTATGCCACAACTGGCAATAATCCTAATATCTTAATTGATGATTATATCAAAAACATTAAGGAATGGGAGATTGCTGGTGGTATTGGGATTCATCACACATCCCCCTCAAACACTATATCTCAATTGAAGAGATATGGATTTAGATAAATAGAAGAGTAAAATCTTTAAATAAGGAGAAAGACTATGGCCCTATGGGGAAACACAGATGCAGATGAAGCGAAACCAAAGTGGCTTACTGCAGCTCAAAAAGAAGACGTATACGCAACATCAAAAGGTTGGGTACAACTAAACGGTAAAGGACTTGAAGAAGTTATTTGCTCAATCGGTGGATTAGCAACAGCAATCGCTGGTGCAGACATTAATAAATCGGCATTCGTTGGAGCAGCATTTGATGTAAGTGCTGGTGGTAATATTGATGTTAGACTTACTTTCAATGAGAA